GTATCATTTAATAAAGCTATTTTCATCTCTTAACTCCTTGTTTATATCTATAGCTTTTTCTAAAAGCTTTAATGGTGATCCAATACTTCTTGCAGATACTGCAAATGCACTTGTATCTTTTGGAAAACACTTACCACCAAATCCGTATTTTTGATCAGGGCCAGGAACCATCATATGGCTATTGCCTATTCTTTCATCAAGTGATATAAGATCTGTTAACTCATCAAATCTCTCATCAGAATACATATTTCTTAATTCATTAAAGAATACAACCTTTGTGGCAAGGAATGTATTGATTGCATACTTAGCATATCCTGCATTAATTAAAGATGTAAATCTTACTTTGCTCATTGTTATATCAGCATTAACATATACATAATACCAAAATCGTGAATTGCTACCACCAAATATTGCAAAGTCTTGTTTTATAAATTGTTCATCTCCGCCATCCTCTCTTAAAAATTCTGGATTATATGTAAGAGCCATATCGTCTTCAAGTAATTTAATTAATTCAAGTGATATAGTTGACTTAATAAGAATAGGTATCCATGGTAATTCAGATCTAATATCTCTATGATACTGCTCTACCATCATGTCATCACATTCACCCATTGGCCCTTCGGGTGTAGGTAAACATAATATAACACCATCATAATCTGAATATTTTAAATCAGGTAAGTCATAACCAGCAGGTCTATCTAATACATCTATAGTATTATTTTTATCTCTAATTAAACCTGTGAATACAGCTCTGCCTACTACGCCATATCCTATTATTAATAATCGTCGTTCCATTCTGTATATTATAACACAAATTGTTTAAAAGTACATACCTTTGTGGTAATCTTTAAACCAGTCTGCAAAGTGTTTAATTCCTTCTTGGATTGACACCTTTGGGTTATATCCTAATGATTGAGCCTTACCTATATTTGCTTGTGTAGATTTAACATCGGCAGGATGTATAGGCAAATAGTTTTTTAATGCCACTCTTCCTAATTCATTCTCTAAACATTCTATATAATCCATAAGCTCATTTGATTTACCTGTACCAAGATTATAGATTTCATGTTGATTCTCTTGAGGCTGATTGAGCATATACTCTAATATAATTTCAATGCCATCAACTAAATCACCGATATAAGTAAAGTCACGTTGCATATCACCATGGTTATAGATGTCTATTGCTTTACCTTGAGACATAAGATCTGCGAATGTATGTAAAGCCATATCAGGTCTACCATACTCTCCGTAAACCGTATAAAACCTCAAGCCGCTTGAAAGTAATTTAGATGTTTCAAATTGTTTTTCATTCACATATTTAGACCAAGCATAAGGATTAAGATGATCAGAATCTACACAAGATGATGATGCATATATAACAGGTATTCCATGTTCTTCACATGTTGTAATTAATTTTTGTGTACCTGTTATATTATTATCAATATAGGTTTGGGGATTCTCTAGTGAGTGTCGGACACCAGCATATGCAGCCAAATGAATAACTGCATCATAATCATGTACAACTGGTTCTTTTAATAAATTTAATGCACCACAATATTGAGTATCTAAACTATGTGCATCTGTAATAATACCATATTGTGTATGCAATATTGATGATCTATCATACTTTAATTGTGTATCATAATAGCCATTAAAGTTATCTAAGCCTGCAACTTCATAGCCTTCCTCAGCTAATTTTTTTGCTAAATGAAACCCAATAAAACCAGCGATACCAGTAATATATATTTTATGCATAAGCCATGTGTAATTCTAATCCTTTCTTTTTCTTTTCCTTCTCTTCCTTTGCAAAGTCTTTTACTTGCTTATCAATCTCTTGAATCTTTGAAATCTTTTCACGAAGTGTATCAAGGAATGTTTGATCGATTGGACTGTTCATATCAATAGCAGATACAAACTCTTCAATGTTTGCTTGCTCCATGAATTTAAATTTGATATCAGCTTGTTTCTTTTCTTTTACAATTCTACGTATAAAAGCAAAGTAAGCTATCTGTGTAAAATATGAGAATGCATTAGGCTTACCAGTTCTTGTGCTTGCATCTATTCTATAGTTGTATATTGCTTTTAAACAATTCTCAACTCCATCCATGACCATCTCATCTCGATATGTATATCTTACAAAGTTTGGCTTATGAGATAATCCTTCGCAGATCTTCATAAAACATATTGCGATATAATCAGGTACAACTGGATTCTTCTCTCCACTTTCTTTTGCCGCATTTGCTTTCTCAACATATTCAACAACTGCATATGAGAAGTCTCTATTGTTTACGTAATGGGGTTTATCACGAGGTTTAATTTTTTCAGGCATAATATTTCCTATTAGTTCAAATGTATTACCATTATAACATATTTCGCGCGATTGTACATACTTATTCTAAATAATATAGCTATCTAATAGCCAATTTTTAATTTGTTTCTCTATTAAATGTTCTAATATATGATAATTATTTAGTGATTTATCAAGTTTATTTAATTGAACTTTCATTCTATAATAAATTTTATTTAATTCATCAGATGGTAAATTCCAAATTGCTAAATGTTTAGGATAAAGTATGGTATTAAACCACAAATTTGCATTCAGTTTTTCAGTAAACTTTACATAGTTATCCATCTCATCCCAATTATTTCTCATAGGATTAACCATAATTGCTAATTCGCGATTATTTTTAGTACAATACTCTGCAAATATTTCAGTATTTTTGATTAGTTTATTGAACTTACCATTAATACGAATCTCTTCATATCTCTCAGGAATTAAACTATCGATAGAAATATTAAGATGTAAATTATTATTTTCCATAATATGCCTAACTCTTTTATTAATTACTGTACCATTAGTTGCCACATTAATTTTTAGTGATGGATTAATACGGGCAACATCATCGCATATATCTAATACACTTTTTTGAGCAAATGGTTCACCACCATTAAATCTTAATTCAACTAAGTGTGGAATAAATTCATGTAGTTGTTCTCTAAATAAGTCATCATAAATCATAGGTAAAGGTGGAAGGTTTTCACGATTCTTACGTATACCACTACTTAAATCACCATTACACATTATACATTCAAGATTACATTGATTACTTAATTCAAGCTCCATCATACTTGGATATTGATTCATAGGAAAATCTTCATAAGCTTTAGCTAGCGGCCAAACACCTTCATTAATATTCTTTTCACATTCTTTACAACGATTTAAGAATATATTTTTTTCTAATGCATCTCTATACATTTGGAATTTATCACCAAACCAGATATCTTTTATAGATCTATCTTGTGACCAATTATCACAATATCCAGGAAGCTTCCAACAAGGGGAAACTCTTCCACGAACATTAAAATACATATTATTAAATGGAGCTTTACAGGGTATCATTATCTAAAGGAATTATTGATTCATCTAAATCTCTTGAACATACTAATTTACAAAGTCTGTGTGGATTATCTGTATTCCATGATTCTGGTAATATTTCTGTAAACCATTTGTGATTTAAAATATTATCTAGAGAATTATTCATAAGATTTAATTCATCTTCATATTCATAATATTTTTGCATTATAGGATTTGTAATATCATCTACACCTCTATTAAGAATCTCTGGGTCATTATGTAATTCAGTCACTCTCCATTTATAACCGCCGTTTGCTAAATAACAGCACGGCCAAACTTGTTTATCTGGATTTACAAGAAATTTATCATCTTCAATCCATCTACAAATAATATTATTTTTATTTGATTTTTCCATTATTTTTTTACTAAAACTGTTATAACACCATCATTAGTTAAACGATCAGTTCTTTTAGTATATTGATTTAGTTTAGTATTTATTGGAAGATTAAAATCGTTTCTATTAATTCTATCGCGTATTGGAGCAATATCTTGAAGTAATGGATGATTTTTATTTGTTACTTCTTCAATTGTTATTTCTTTACCTTTATAAGTATACGTCATTTTTTTATGATATTCATCCCACCTATTAGAAGTTTGAATAATAATATCACCTTTAATTCCTAATTCATTATCAATCATATTAACAATATCATATAAATAATCTTCGTTATGTTTAAAAGCAATTACATGGGCATTCGCTGTAGCGCCTGTACCCACATACGCATGTATATTTTCTTTAAGTTTTTCTAAATTAACTTTTTGTCTATATTTGGAATGCATTTCTTGAGTTATTCCTTCAATATCAAAATAGACTTCTAATCTTTCTCTACCAATAACTCCTAAATCCCACCACCAATCTTCATCGCGAACACCGCCATTTGTATTTATTTGAATATTACAATTACTATTCTCTATAATATATTCAATAATTTCTTTTACGTCTTTATTCATAATAGGATCACCCCATGTTCCACATAATTCAAATTTATCAATTTTTATCATATCTTCAGTGGTAAATGATATCATAAAATCTTTAAGCGACCATTGAACTAATGGTAACCAATCAACCTTATTTAAATTATCGGGGTTTGTTCTATGACATTGAGGACAAGCTGCATTACAATATGTTGTAATATCTATCCAAGCTATAAGAAAATAATCTTTATATTTCATAATATTTATTTTGCAAAAAGTATGTACTTTACCCTATTTATATGGTATAATAAGAGAGTACTCTCTGCGGGGGGAGACAGTATTAATGGGTGGTGGCGTTTCCTTTAAGCATCTTTACTTGCTCTTCCATTAACTGTTTATCTGTTTGTATCTCATCCAATATAATCTTCATATAATGTGCCTTCACATCATCGGTAACATCTGTAGTAATCATAATATTAAAATCCTCTATGACATGTAATGTCTGACTAGAGAATGGTAGCCATGGTGTCATAACATAATGATGGTCTTCTTCTACTGATACTTTCATCGGTTCTTCTATACCAATGAGTGCACCATTAGATTCGTCATCTAGGTTATGAGTGTATGCAATAATTTGTTCACCTGATACTAATTTGAATAGTTTGACAGGTAAATCTGATATGTGATCTGGGAAGTCTTTATCCATGTATATATTTATAATAATTTAACCTCATGTATCTTGAATTTGAACCTTTCTTTACTGTATATTTTAACCCTCTCACCACTATGATTTAAGGTATAATTCTTATTTGCTTTCCAATGTAAGTCATCTGCAATGTCATAAACTGTGGTATCTAATGTACTCTTTCTTAATCCTCTACCAATACTTTGCAATACTCGTATTTGACTCTTACTCGGTGATGCAAATATAATATTATGTAAGTTAACTATATTTATTCCTGTAGAGAATGTGCCATATGAACACACTAATATAGCATTAGACTCTGTCTCTGTGATAGCTCTAATTTCTTCGCGCGTATCTGCAGGTGTCTTACCGCTTACATAAAACACTTTGCGCTTATCATCTGTTGCACCATCTATTAATCTAAACAGTGGTTCACCATGCTTCTCAACATATTGGAATAATACTAATGTATTACCTTTTAGATCGATAGCTAAATTCTTTATAAAGTTATTTCGTTTAGATGATGTAACAATCCAATCTACTTCATCTTGGTATTTCATACCATTCACTAATTTACAGTGTTCCTCAGGATGCTTGAGCAATAATATATCAATCTTTATATTGGCAAGATCACCACGATCAATTAATTCTTTACTTGTTGTGATATTCTTATGTGGTCCAAATAAACCTTCGAGGACAAGCTTATGTGTTTGTGTACCATCTAATGTACCTGTTAAGCCATATCGATATCCAGCTTCTGTGCATTTAGTAAGAATACTCGTAAGTGATTTAGCTTTAAATCCATGAGCCTCGTCACCAATTACCATGCCAAACTGCTGGAAATAACCTTTCTGCATTTTGTATATTGATTGCCATGTAGACACATATATTCTTTTTGTCTTATGACCTTTATCTAAACCTGCCATAATCTCATGGCATTCATTTACATCAAAGTTAGGATCATTCTCTGAGTACTTCGCAAAGTCTCCCACCATTTGTTTAACAAGTGATGTAGTAGGCACAATCAATAATACTTTATCAGCCTCTAAATCATAACTCATATCTAAGAAATATCTCATCATAAGGTATATAATATATGATTTACCTGAGGCTGTAGGAGATACCATTAACGCTTTTCTATTCTCGAGTGCATGCTTGACCGCGGCTAATTGATAATCTCTTGGTGGAAATGGTAATACATATTCATCTATAAAAGACATGTCAACATCAACATAGACATTAGGTAGATTATAACCAAGCTTTGCACTTGGTATAACTGTAAGTTTTATATTTCTTTCTGCAGCGAATGCTGCAATATATTTGTATAGACCAGCGTATATAGACTGGTCTCTGAGATTAAGTAGTCTTACCTTACCATCCCACATCTTATTTCTAAATTGTGGCATGAATTTATAACCAGGAACAAAGAATGTAAAATACTCTGCTAGTTCTTGTATGATTCCTTTATCGTCACAATCTACATAGATAAAGGCATTATCTTTAGTCTGTACTGTTATTTCTTCCATGTGCTAAGTGTAATGCAAATTCCATAGCAGTCATTCCATCTGGATAAACTCTATCTAATGGTGCAGACTTTAATTTCTCTTCAGTCTCTTTAATTAACTTCTCAAACTTAGCCTTTTCAGCACATGGCTTTAAGTCTTTGTTTATATTGTTATAGTGTACGAGTAATAACTCAAGTGTCTTGCGACTAAACTCCTGCTTCAAAACTTCTCCATTTAATTATGTTACCAATATTCTGATGTCTCCAACGTATGGTAGACATAATTTCTTCTAAGGTTTCAATGAGAACCTTATCATATTCAAGTGCTGCTTGAGCTTTTTGGATATCAGTATCTGCATCATAATAATAATTCATGTCACCTTTCAGTGGTTTATTCAGACCACCAAATGGATCGTATTCCCAATTGAATGCATCTATCTGATCTTTAGATAGTTTACCATTATAATATAACCACTTATCTTTAAGCAATGTTTTATAGTCAAGATCTTTTTTCTTTCTACGCATCTTTGAAATAGTAATTAATTCAAGATACTTACTATGTACACGTGCCATCTTAATAGTAGTGTCATCTAATTTTAAATCATCTATTATGGAATCTTCCTTCCACATTTCTAGTACTTGTTCAATATTCATAATAATCTAGTTATACTTATAATGATTATATTATATCATATTTTTACCCAATGTACATAGGTGTTATACGAATTCGTAATAAGAATATTGGAATGATACGACAGCAGTTAGATATTCTGCATCTACTGTAGTAATTTCAAATGGTAAGGATGAGAGGTTTATTGGTTGAGCATCAATAAAACGTATTTGTTTTGCTACGTTATTTGATGAATTCATAATTGTTAGCGTTAAGTCACGCACATGATTAGTAACTGGTTGATCAGTTTCTACATTAGATTTAATCCAATCATATATTTCTTTATAATTTAAAAGATCTTCATCAATTAAAAAAGATAATTCAAGGGGGCTATATGTAATCTTATCTGCTGCCATTGCAGTATTAACAGATTTAAATGATAATATTGCTCCTTCAGATGAGACATCAGGTATTGAAGCAGATTGCACAGTGAATTCTACCCCAGAATATGTCTGGCTGTCTAAAGACATTACAAACGATGATGGATTTAAAAAATTAGTGCTTGGCATAATGTTATTTATAAAGAAAAATCCCCCAATTAAGGGGGATTTCACTGTGTATATTTAGAAAATTATAGGCCAGTGACCTTACGTTTTCTGTAGTATACGTTGTTGTTATTTCCTGCAGTGACAAAAGGATTGTCAGCAATACCGTAACGAGTTTTGAATCCGATTTTCGGTTGGAAATCATTCTCACCGATTGTCTTCATCATGCTTAATGGAACATATGGGCAATAGAACATTCCAGCGTCATATGGGTTAGTACCCTTATAACCAACGTTGAAATAGTCTACACCAGCGTATGGATCAACATACACTTTAATGTTACCATTTAAAGTACCAGCAAGTAGAGATCCAGTTACATCTGAATCCATTTGCTGTGCACCTAACGCACCCATACCAGTGTCCATAA